TTTAAAAAATGGTGGTAATATTGCAACTATTGAAAATAAATATAAATTAGCAAAAGCAGTTAAAGACGAATTATTAAAAGTAAAATAGGGAAGCTGAAAACTATATAGAGTAAGCAAATTTTAAATATAAAAAATATGAGTGCAATTATTAATGTGAGTTTAAGAGTAGACAAATTACCAAAAGAAAAATTTGTATCTGGAAAAGATGGTGCAGTTTATTACAACTTTACAGTTGGTGTAAATGATGAACCAAATCAGTACGGGCAAAACGTTTCTTTAACTGATAGTCAAACACAAGAAGAACGTGAAGCAAAAAAAGCTAAAGTTTATTTAGGTAATGGAAATGTAGTTTGGACTGATGGTAATATCAAAACTGCTCCTAAAAAAGAGAAAGCATCTGCTGCAACAGTTGAAAGTGATTTACCATTTTAATTTAATTGGGTGGTGTTAAAGCCACCCTTTTTTTAACAAAAACAATGACAAAAGAACAAAGACAAGAAAAACGTTTAATGATGGAATTTATAGTTGATGAAGCTATATTAAATCCTTTAGAAAAAGTAGAACATCCAAAACCAGCAATATCATTTGGTTTTAAAAGTTATGAAAGCAAAGATGGTGAAATTATATTTCCAGTACCTATTGGAACTTATGGTAACTTTAGTTTTGTACAAGCACCACCTAAAAGTAAAAAAACATTTTTTGTATCATTATTATCAGCTATTTATTTAGCAGAAGATTTACATCAATTTTGTGGTGATTTAAAAGCAAATAGAAATGATAAACACTTAATTCATTTTGATACTGAACAAGGTAATTTTCACGCACAAATGGTATTTAAAAGACCATTAGAAATGGCAGGATTAAAGAACATAGATAAATATCATACATTAGCATTAAGACAATATAGCTTTAATGATAGAATAGAAATAATAGAACATTATCTTTATGACAGATTAGATGGTAAAAATATAGGTTTAGTTATTATTGATGGTATAGCTGATTTATGTAGTGATGTAAACAACATTGAAGAAAGTAACAATGTAGTGCAAAAGCTAATGAAATGGACAAAAGAATTAGATTGTCATATTGTAACAGTTATACATTCTAATTTTGGAACTGATAAACCAACTGGTCATTTAGGTTCATTTTTAGAAAAAAAAACAGAAACACAAATTAGTTTAGAATTAAACACAGTTAATAAAGGATTAGTAAAAGTAAGTTGTAAAAGAAGTAGAAATGCACCATTTGAAGATTTTAATTTTAAAGTAAATAACTTTGGATTACCACAAGTTGAAGGAGCATTTTACGACCCATTAAAAGATATATTTTAAGATGAAAGATACAATGAAACACCATATTTTAGAATTACAAACATCTGCTGCAAGAATGCTTTTGTTAAATTCAGATAATTCAATGTTAATAAGTTATTTCAAAGATTTGAAAAATAAATTAGAATATTTGTATGAATTGAATGAAATTGATGACAAAGCAAATTGGAATGAAATACAAAATGCTTTTAATTCTATATTAAAATTAGATACTGAATTGACTGAAGTAGATTTGAAGATTAAAGTAAAAGAAGCACCAGATGTAAAGACTGGTAAAATAACAATTAAAATGTATTAATATGGAATTGTCTACAAACTATTGGTTAGAACAGGTTGCCCAACATCACAAAGAATGGGTTAAAATTGCTAACCTTTATAAAGTAGATGATTACGCTGAAGATATAGTTCAAGAAGTTTATATAGCTTTATGGAAATATGCTGATGCTGATAAGATAATTGATGCAAAAGGTAATGTTAGAAAAGGTTATGTATTTTTTACTATTAAAAGTTTATGCTTTCAGTATCTAAACAAACGAAATAAGATTGATAAAATAGGAATAGATACTTTGTTTAATTTAAGTGATGAAAGCAATATAAATGAACATAAAGCATATAATGATATATGTTTAATGATTGATGAAGAAATTGAAAACTGGGGATGGTATGATAAAAAATTATTCAAGCTTTATCGTGATACAGATTTTTCTATGAGGGATATTGCAAAGGAAACTACAATTAGTTTAATTTCTATTTTTCACAGTATAAAAACTTATAAGGCAATATTAAAAGATAAGTTTCAACAAGATTATGATGATTACATTTCTAATGACTATAATAATATTTATTGAATATGAAAACTTGTACTAAATGCAAAGAAGTAAAATCTTATGAGTTTTTTTATAAAGATAAAGCTCAAAAAGATAAATATCACCCTCAATGTAAAATTTGTGTAAAAGAATACCAAATAAAAAACAAAGAACAAAGAAACAAATATCAAAAAGAATATAGATTAAAAAATAAACAAAAAGCAGCGGAATTTAGTAAGAAATATATTGAATTAAATAAAGAAAAAATTGCTAATTATAAAAAAGATTATTATTTAAAAAATAAAGAAAAGATTTCAAAGTATAGAAATGAATGGAGAAATAATAAATTTAAAAATGATTATTTATTTAAATTAACAAGTAATATTAGAACTATAATAAAGCAATCTTTTAGAAGAAATGGATATTCAAAAAAATCAAGAACATATCAAATATTAGGATGTACATTTGAAGAATTTAAAATGCATTTAGAAAAACAATTTACTAAAGGTATGAGTTGGGAAAATTCAGGAGAATGGCATTTAGACCATATTTATCCCGTATCATTAGCAAAAGATGAAGAAGAATTAATTAAAATTAATCATTATACAAATTTTCAGCCAATGTGGGCAATAGATAACATTAAAAAATCAAATAAAATAATTGATAACATACAACTAAAATTAATATAATTATGGGAAGAAAAAAGAAAGCAACAGGATTAGGTGACACTATTGAACAAATCACAGAAGCAACTGGTATTAAAGCAGTAGTTGAATTATTCAGTAAAGCAACAGGAATAGATTGCGGTTGTGATGAACGTAAAGAAAAACTAAACAATTTAATTCCATATAGAAGAAATGTAAACTGTTTAAAAGAAGAAGAATATTTGTTTTTAAAAGTATTATATGACAATAGAGTAAATCAATTAACACCAAAACAGCAGCACACAATAAAAGAAATTTATTTTAACGTATTTAATGCAAAATTAGATAGTAGTAATTGTTCAAGTTGCTGGAGAACTATTATGAGTGATTTACGCAAAGTTTATGATACTTATGAAGTAAATGAATAATTGGAAAGAAATTGATTTATTTAACTATTTAGTGGAAAATATTTATCCAGATTTAGTTAAAGCTAAAAATCAAATGAGTAGATGGGATTGTTATAGTCCATCAACTGCACATAGGATTGAATTAAAATGTAGACAAGTGCATTATAAAACTTTGCTTCTTGAAAAAGCTAAATATGATGCTATGATGCAAGAATGTGAAAAGCATTTAGATATACCAATATATATTAATTCAACTCCAAAAGGAATTTATAGTTTTAATCTACATTTGATTGAACCAATTTGGGAAATAAACAATAAAAATCCAGCAACTACATATTTTAACAATAGAGAAAAAATAGATAAAGAAGTAACATATTTAGAAATAACAAAAGCAAAACAATTATGAAAGACAATCCAATTCAGTTAGAGTATTTAAAATCTGTATTATTAGCACAATTATTATTAGAAGCTAATGAAAGTTTAATTTTCACAACACAATACAGGCAAACTATTAAGAACTTAATTAATAGACTTAACAAAGAACTTGAACAAGTAGTGTTTTTAGAATATACAAACATTTATAAAACAGACCCAGAAATGACTACAAACATATTACGTTCAATAGAAAATATAGTTAGCAAATTGCAAACTTCTACAATAGATGAATTAGTTATGATTGATGCAGTAGTTGATAAATACAAAGAAAACAAAGAGTGGTTTATGGAAAATGGTAACGCTGAATTTTTAAAATTAGACTAATGAAAATAACATATACATCTTATGGTAAAACATCAACAATAGAAACACAAAATGATGATATTGATATTGATGATTTAGGGCAATTACTTTATAATATTTGTTTAACACAAGGTTGGCATCCAACTTTATTAAAATCAATATTTAAAAAAAATGTAACTGATGGCGAAAGTTAAAGAAGAAAAATTTATACCTAAACCTGATGAAGTAGATGCTATGAGTTTATGTTGGAAAAATGATTTAGCTTATGTTATTAAAGCAGCAAAAAAAGCAAATAGGTATAATGTTATAAAATATCAAATCAGTAACTACAATGAAATATTTTACTATAAAGAAAACAATGTAAATGCAGAATTTACAGAATATGAAGGATTAAAAAAAACAATGGAATTATATAAATTTCACGCTAAAAGATTTACAAAATGACACCAATACATTACGACAACAAAAAAAACTATGATGTTATAGACTTTATTAAAGACTATGATTTAAACTTTAATGAAGGAAATGTAATTAAATATGTTGCAAGAGCAAGACACAAAGGCACACATATAAAAGACTTGGAAAAAGCAATAGATTATTTAGAAAGAGAATTACAACATTTAAGACAAGAACAAGAACAATGGATAGAACAGAACAAATAACATTTGATGCATTAGAATTAGAATACACTTTAAACTATTTAATTAAAAAAAGACAATCACTTTATTTAAAAGGTTTAAATGATGAAAAGATAAATGATAAGATAAGAGCAATACAACACAAATTGCGGTTTGCAAATCAGGGATAGTTTAACAGCTATCCTTTTTTATTTTAAAATGTTAAAGTTTTGTTAAAATTTTAATAAGTTGTTTATAATTAAAAATAAGTATTATATTTGCTAAACAATTAACAAACAAAAACAAACATTATGAAAACATTATTAAAAGAATTTGCATTAGCATTATTATTATGGGTTGTATTTTTCACTGGTTCATTAATCCTTTTAAACGTAATTTAATTATGACACAACAAGAAAAAAAAGAATTAGACTTTGTTTTAAAAACAGCAACAAAAGTATTAATAGGAACAATTATTTTAGCATTAGTATTATTAACAATAACAATTATTAAATTATGAAAACACAAATTATTGAAAAATTAGATTTACTTTTAAAAACAACAGGTGAGTATAATACATTTCAAATTACATTAATTAATTCAATTAAGCAAGATTTAATTAACGAATGGAATGCATCAGATAATTATGCACAACAAATCAGGGAAGTATTAGATATGGATAACACTTATGAATTATTAAACAACATTAAAATTAGATAAGATGATAACAACTTTTGACAACAAACAATGGGATAAACAAGAACTACTTGACAATATGTATGATGATAGTTTCTATTATGGTTATTTAGGTAAAAATGCATTAAGTAGTTCATCTGCAAAGATGCTTATTAGTTCACCTAAAACATATAAATATGTTACACAATATGGTTCTGATGAAAGCCAAGCATTAAGGGATGGTAAATTATTTCATACAATGATTTTAGAACCACACAAGCTAAATGATTTAGTAATTGTAGATGTAGCAACTAAAGCTGGAAAAGAATACAAACTTGCAAAAGAACAAGGTTTTCAAGTATACACAAGAAAAGAATACAATGATGCTGAAAGATTAACTGATGCATTAATGAAAAATAATGAAGTTGTATCTTTAATGAATAAATCACAAACTGAAATACCAGCTATTGAAATGATTGATGGAATACCATTTAGAGCAAAAGCAGATATATTGAAACCTAATATGATTATTGATTTAAAAACAACAACAGGTGTTAAAGACTTTAGATATAGTGCTGACAAATATAGCTATGATTTACAAGCATATCTTTATAAAAAGATGTTTGGTGTTGATGACTTTCTTTTTGTTGCAATAGACAAAGGAAGTTT